AATACTACTCCCCGGTGACGTCAGCCCGGATACATCACGCCTCACTCACGTGATGCATCTTTGGGCTTCTTCTTCATTTATTCCTTATTGGGCCAAAGCCCAATAACATTTCTTCTTCATATTGCTACGCAGAGTAATGGGAAAACAATAGAATTCAACATCTGTGTTATATATTATTCATTAATAATATCAAATATTACAATTGGGTGTTCTAATAACACCTCTTACTATTTCTATATACAACACAGATACACCAGCTAATTCACAAATCTCCTCTATTGTTTTACAATTTACAATATGACCATCTACATATGTAACATCAATGTCTTGCCCAGGTTCTACAACTTCATGGCATAACAGATGAACCATCTCTCTTTCACTAAATGAACTCCAATGTTGATCTGCCATCATATTATACTTAACTGATAGAGCTACATCCGCCTTCCACTTAATTAAACATATCTGCTTATCATTATTTCCATAATGACTAGATAAAGAAATCAAGAACTGATTAAACTTTGTTACCTCTTCTTCTGTAAGAACCTCTTTCTGGGTAAGATGAACATATGAGTCTATCTTCTCTTGAATAGCCTTCTGCAAAATCTGGGATTTTCTGTGACTCTTCATATGTTCAAGGTAGATCTTCTCCTTGATTTCAGACGGGAGAACATAAACAAACTTGAGATCCATCTTCTTCGTTGTGATCAACAACGAAGCAATATCTCCTTTTATATTCATCGGAGGAGAGAGAATGTTCTTTACTTCTCCTCGAAGTAAAGAATAAAGCATGACAACTGTAAAGTACTCCGCGTTTCTTTAAAAACGCGTAAACATATTTCTTTTGAATAAAATATTCAAAAGTGGCAGACATGTGGGACCTGGGCGACGATCTTCCGTCAGATTCGTTTTACGAATCACAGATCCTGATCGTCCAAACCCCTTACTTATTAAAGTCAAATGTATCCATGTATCCGTCCCGGGGGT